ATGCTTGCAGAGCGTTCGGCCAACGCTAAAAAGCAGTCCGAGCCTCAAGCAAGCTTGGAAGTTGCGATCAAAAAAGAGATCATTGTTTTTACACGTCCAAATTGCGAACCGTGCAAGACTTGGTTGGCAAATTCAAAACGATTTTCGGATGCAGGATGGACGGTCGCAGAGTGCGACTATACGCAGCATTCCTACGCCCAGGCTCCAACGTTTCAGATCTGTGTCGGGGACCGGTGCTATACGTGCGTGGGGTCGCTGTCGTTGGAGTATGCTGAGCAACTTTCTAGGAGATAGCCTCGATGCTTGAATGGATTGTTTTCATCGTCGGATCTTGGCTTGCTGCTGACTTCATTGCAGGGCTGTTTCACTGGTGGGAAGATACCTACCTCACGCAAAGCGACTCGTTTCTCGGTCGGCTGATCGGCGGTCCGAACCAGCTACACCATGCGGATCAGTACGCTTTTTTGAAAGGCTCGTACTGGGAGAGGAACTACACCACAATCGTTCCAAGCCTTGCTGCAATGCTGATCTGCTTGGCTTTCGAGCCACTGCGCGACGGCTGGCTTACGATGCTGTTTTTGTCCCAGGCAAACCAAATTCACGCGCTAGCGCACAGCAAAGGCAAAAACGGCTGGCTGGTTGTCTTGATGCAGCGCCTATACATTTTTCAAAGCCCGAAGCATCATTCAGTACATCACCGAAACCCGTTTCATGTTCGGTATTGCGTGATGACGCCGCTCCTGAATCCGGTTCTCGATGCTGTATCGTTTTGGCGAGTCCTAGAGTTTTTCGTGCTTGCTTGTTTCTGGATTCCACCGAGGGTAAATCATGGAACTGATGATTGAAAAGCTGAACGAAGCCCAGCATGTGAATCTAACCGATCAAGCTGCTGCTGATGCAATCAATCTGCTGACGGTTACAATTCCAGTCACCGTAACGATCGGTCAAGTTATTAAGTATGCCGTCGATAGAAATATCTACGGAGAAGTGAATGCTGATGCTTTTGATCCTACGATTCCGAGACCACAGCGGGTTGCTATTTGGAATATTAAGGGTTGGGTGGATAACCCTAGCAACCCCTCTGAAGTGGCTGACCTGTCGTCGCAAACTGCTTCGACCATGATCGCGGATCTGATTCAATATGGATACGCGACACCGTTGCAAGCCCAGGAACTCGGAGCGATGGGATTCAAAACGGTCCGTTGGGTCGATCACGTTTCGGCGGGTACGCAATCGGCTGATTCAGTTCGAGTTATCCGCGACATCATGAACGGCGCGACAGCCAAACGAGCCGGTTGGACGCGGCAAAACGTTGACCGCTACAACACGACTCAGGCATCTATTGACGCCTGGAAGCATGGCGACCCGGACCTGGTGATTTAGTGGCGATCGTTGATATTAACCCGGTCGCGATTGGAAAGGTGCCGCTTGCCTCTGTAGCTGGAATCGTATCGTCAACTGGCCTTGTGGCTTCGGGGAGGATCGGTTTTATTTTCAGAGCTCCGAAAACCGGAAGCATAGATCGTATGGTCTGGTATTCTGGCACAGCGACCGGCTCGCCAATTGTTGATGTTAGGCTTGAAACGGTAAGTGGAGCGAGCCCAAGCGGCACACTGTTTGGCACGAATACAAATGTTGTAACAGGCACCGTGGCATCAAACACGGAATACGAGTCTACGTTGACCTCAGCGGCAAGTGTCACCAGGGGACAGTTGGTTGGCTTGTCGCTGAATTACGTATCTGGGACCTCGATTGCTATCGGGCTCGATCAAACGTGGAACCAAATAATATCTGCCCACAACCTGCCCCAGATCAACACAGCGGGAACGTGGTCGATTATAGCAGCCCGAAACATGCGATCGTTGTTAAGATACTCTGACGGAAGCTATTTGTCTCCGAATATCGAAGGCGTGTCCTACGGACTGGCCTCTCAGACCTCTTTTTTTACAAGCGGTGAAAAGGGCATTAGGTTTCGTCTGCCGTACAGATTGCGTATTTGCGGATTTTGGCAGAGTTACGACGTACGCAACGACATTACCGTTAATCTATACGCTGATGCGACTGCACCTGGAGGGACAGCATTGCTGACTAAGCAAATAACTTCGGCGTCTTTAATCCAAGCCGGTGGAGTGAATCAGCATTTTTTCGATTCGAGTTTGACGCTTTCGGCGAACACTTGGTACAGGCTCGTCGCGGCATTCACAGGCGCTACTGGAACGAGATTTTCGCTTGTGTCCTTCGGTTCGAGCGATCGGAGGGACGCAATCGTAAAGGATCAGTATTACACCGAGTCTTCGGGGAGTTCTTGGGTCGATACTACGACGCAAAGCCCACCAATAGGCATTGTGCTCGACGGTCTCGAAGATGCATCGGGCGGCGGTGGTTTGATTTTGCCTCGACCGATGAACGGAGGGTACTCAGCGTGAAGCGAAAATTCAAAGGTGGCCTAACTTCAGTGTCATTGCCGATTTTCGTTGCTGATACATCGAGCACAACGGGCGGCGGGCTTAGTGGAGTCACACACGCATCTAGCGGGCTGCTGCTCGAATATCGAAGGCAGGGGCAATCCACTTGGACGACCGTAACAGCAGTAACCAAGACGCTTGGGACATACGTTTCAGGAGGTATAGTTGCAGACGGATCACTCGCAGGGGCTTACGAGGTTGATTTCCCAGATGCGGCTTTTGCGTCGGCAGCGGGCGTCGAATGGGTTGCTCTTAGAATTCGCGGCGTTGCTAATATGCTTCCGGTGTTGATTGAAATTGAGCTTGATGCGGTTGACTATCAGGATGCGGTTCGGTTTGGTCTTACGTCGCTTCCGAACGTAGTACAGGGAAATAGCGGAGCTTTGCCAACCGGAAACTCAAGCGGTCAAGTGACAGTGGCAACACTCACGACCGGAGCAATCCAATCGATTTGGGATGCTCTTACGTCTGGCTTGTCGACTGCGGGGTCCATCGGAAAGTGGATTCTCGACAATCTAAACGCCACTGTAGGCAGCAGGGCAACTCTGGCTCAAATCGAGGGCTCAACTGTTCTGGCGAAAGATGCGACTGTAGCTAAAGAGGCAACGGCTAGCTCGATCTTGGCTGCAATTCAAAACCTGAACAACCTATCGGCCAAGATGAATATTTTCGGCTCTCCGCTGCTGGAGATTCCAGACGCTGGATCGACGGTCTATGCCTTCACCGTGGTTGTGAAAGACGACGAGGACAAGCTCGTCGCGCTGGACGCATCGCCAACCATAACGGCTGCAAATGCGGCGGGTACGAATCGCTCGGGCAATCTTTCGGCTGTGTCGAATCCTTCGACAGGCCGGTACACATTCACTTATTCGGTCCCGTCTACGCACGCTGCGGAAAGCCTCCGGATCACGGTTTCTGGTGCTGTCTCGACTGAGGCTCGGTACATCGAGTGGATCGGTGCGGTAGTCGATTATGACACGCTGACGATTCTCAATGCAATCAAGCTCAAGACTGACAACTTGCCTGCAAACCCTGCGGCGGTTTCAGACATTCCAACTGCTGGTCAAAATGCCGAGGCAGTATGGACGAGGGCAGGTCGAACGCTTTCTGAATTCAGTTTCCAGGTGACAGTAGGAGCTTATGCGGCTGGTCAATCTCCGCTACAAAGCCTCGGGGCAAATGCGCCGGCTGGCTGGATCAACGAAGGTGCGATTGCAAACAATGCGATTACCGGCGATAAAATCGCTGCTTCGGCGGTAACGAAAGTCACGGTCAATCTTTTCAAGTACGGCGATGTTCAACGATGGAATAGTCCATCGAACCAAATCGACGTTACGATCACGAAGGTCTAACCATGGCTGTTGTCACTACATTCTGTGATTTTTTCGGATGCTCGGGCGGTGGTCCAGCTCCAAGCCCTGGATCGGGGACAGTACCGAATCTGCTTTCGGTCGACTATCAAGGCGACTGGCTGTACCTTGACGGTATCGAGGATCTGACGTTCGCCTTCGGGCCGCAAAGGTACACGACTCAAACGGCATCTGGAAACGTGGCAAAGGCAAAACGATCGGCATTGACTGATCGCGAGGTCGCGCTTGCTGCTGGTACGTTCGGATTCGAGCCAGATGATATGACATTCGTAGTTTGGGCCGAGACTTTAGTTGACACTACGAATACAATCATCGAGCCGGAACCTGGGGACAAGTTCATCGCGTTTGATTTTGACTGGATAATCAAGAGCAAAAAACGTAACGCCGATCTCTCTCAGTGGCGATGCATGGTCAGAAAGAGCACGAAGGAATGAGAGACATATCGATCGATTTACTGGTCGATGAGGTTGAACAGACAATCGGTCGATTGCAGTCATTCGACTTCAAACCGGTCTTTGAATCGGTGCTCGACGTTCTGCACTCGGGATTCGAATCGAACTTTGATCAGACACGAGCCCCTTATGGGACTTGGCCTCCGCACTCCCCAAAGACGATTGCTCTTTACGGTCCGCACCCCTTGTTAATCCTGACCGGGGCGATGAAATCTGCTGTCACGCAGTCGGGATCGGCTGACCGGATAGAAGAAATCACGCAAACCGAAGCAATAATTGGAACGTCGCTTTTTTATGCACCGTATCAACAATACGGGACTTCTGGACCAAACCCGATTCCTGCTAGACCATTTCTTTGGCTTGAGGGTGATTATGTCGACCAACTACACGAAAGATTCGCTGATGAAGTCGCAAGCAGATTGCTTGGAATCACAACCTGACCCTAACGATTTGTTTCCAGAACCGGACGAG